ATGTCTAGAAGCCTGATGAGATCTTTAGAAGACTGCTATAACAATTTAGCTAACTATGATCTGCACTGGAAAGAACTCACACGGCTTGTAGACGCTTATGAGCACTACAAAGAAGTACACAAAAAGGTAGACTTCACAGACATGATTGAAGGCTTTATAAGAAGAGATGAGCCGCTTAATCTTGACGCTTTGTTTGTGGACGAAGCCCAAGACTTATCTACCCTTCAATGGTCCATGGTCAACGTACTAAGGAGAACTCCTAAGTTCCAGGTATTCACTGGTGATGATGATCAAGCTATCATGGGGTTCCAAGGAGCGGACGTTGGCGCTTTCCTGAATGCTACGAAGAAGAAAGAGGTCCTCACTCAGTCCTACCGACTACCTAAAAGGATATGGCAGGAAGCACAGAGGATCGTTTTAAAAATAGAGGACAGAGCGCCCAAGACCTGGTTCCCTAAAGATGAAGAGGGTTCCGTTCATTTTCATCAAAACTTTTCAGACGTTCCTCTTAATTCGGGGCAGTGGTGCATTTTGGCCCGAACAAATCATTTAGCCACTTACTACGCCGGACTCCTTGAAGCAGAAGGGTGGGTCTATAGCCGGAACGGGGTCACAAGTATCCACCCTAAGACGTATGACGCTATTATATCTTGGGAGAGTTTAGCCAAAGGAAGAAGCATCGAGGTCTCCAGCTTAAAGAATATATACAACTTAATGAAGGTGGATGTCGATTATACAAAGGGCCATGGCCCACGGTCCAAGTGCTTTACCTCGCTTACTTCAGATCATTTAGTAGATATGTCTTTCGCACAGGAGAACCTAGGCTTAAACTGGAACAGCGACACTAGGTGGCACAAAGCGTTATCTAAGATAGACTTGGGCACAAAGAACTATGTCCTTAATGCCTTACGCAGAGGGGATAACGTTAAGAACCCAAGAATAAAATTAAGTACCATACATTCAATGAAGGGCGGCGAAAGCGATAACGTCCTTGTTATTACGGACATATCGTACGCCTGCTGGAAGCAATACCAAAAGGATCCTTCTGTTGAGCATCGAGTTTTTTATGTCGCTGTAACCAGGGCTAAGAAGTCTTTACATATAATGGAACCCAACACACGGAGATATTACGAGATATGATAGACGAAGATCAAGGATACCTACAAGTAAATACTCCGCAAGAGATTCTAGAAAAGGCCGGAAAACTTATATCTGGTCCAAGGGCTGTTCAGCACGGGGACTATAAAGTTCTTCATGCAAGGGTTGCCTCTATGTGGAGTTCTTTTTTAGATCACCCCATAACATCTTCAGATGTGGCATTCTGTATGCTTTTACTAAAAGGCGCGAGGTCTAAAGTAGGAGGATATAACGAAGATGATGGAGTTGATGGAACGGCCTATGCGGCCTTGTGGTCTGCACTTGATGAGTTCGAACGTGCTGGGGGGTCTTAGCTATGCAAGAAGATCTTTTTGATGAGACAACTTGGACTCCGCCAGATGTACTACCGGATTTGTCTGGGGAAAAGCTTATATCCATAGACGTTGAGACAAGGGATCCAAACTTGTTAAGTAAAGGCCCCGGATGGTCCAGGGACGATGGTGAGTTGATAGGTATTGCTGTAGCGGCGGATGGGTGGAATGCTTACTTGCCGATTGCCCATGACGGTGGCGATAACATGTCGAAGAAGACGGTATGCCGCTGGATGCAGGACCAACTGAACCACGGCATGGATGTCGTATTTCATAACGCGCAATATGATCTAGGGTGGCTTTTATCCGAAGGAATAGAGATTAAAGGCAGGGTGTTGGACACTATGATTGCGGCTCCCTTGCTTGATGAGAACAGATTTAGTTACTCTCTTAACGCTCTAGGGGCTACCTATTTAGGTGAGAAGAAACAGGAGTACGACCTTAAAAGAGCAGCGGAACAGCATGGCGTTGATGCCAAAAAAGAGATGTGGAAGTTACCTGCTTCCAGGGTGGCTACGTATGCGGAAGCAGATGCCCGACTAACATTAAAACTTTGGCACGTACTGATCGAAAAGCTCTCTAAGGAGAACTGCGATAACATACTGGAACTTGAGCTATCCCTGCTTCCTATAATATTTGAGATGAAGCGTAAGGGTGTGCGGGTTGACTTAGAAAAGGCAGCAGCTACTAAAAAGTTTTTAGAGAAGAAGGAGAAAGCTTTATTAAAGAAGGTTCATGACGAATCTAATATTTGGTTAGAACCATGGAACGCTACATCTTTAGCCAGCGTATTTGATGCCTTGAAGTTGACATATCAGCGCACGGCCAAGACTAATGCCCCAAGTTTTACTAAGCACTTCTTGCAGACTAACAAGCACCCTATCGCTAAGGATGTTTTGGAAATCCGCGAATACAATAAAGCGAACACTACTTTTGTAGACACTATTTTAAACCACCAGTACAAGGGCCGCATCCACTGCCAGTTCAACCAGCTACGCTCAGATGAAGGGGGCACGGTATCGGGAAGGTTCTCTTCCAGCCACCCTAATTTACAACAAGTTCCAGCGAGGCACCCAGAAATAAAGAAAATGATCCGGGGGCTATTTATCCCCGAAGATGGTTGTAAATGGGGGAGCTTTGATTACAGCGCCCAAGAGCCTCGATGGTTGATGCACTACGCCTCTAAAACACCTGCTACACGCGATAATGAAAAAGTTATTGAAATCGTAAATCAGTACCAGAATACTGATTTAGACTTTCATCAGATGGTCGCTGATATCGCAGATGTTGACCGGACTACCGCTAAGGTAATCAACCTAGGAATCATGTATGGAATGGGCATTGGTAAGTTGGCGAATGTCATGGGCGGCATTCCCTTTGAAGACGCTAAAGCAATCCGTAACGATTACGATGAGAAGGTCCCTTTCATTAAGGGCATGGCTTCTTCGGTCATGAAGGTTGCGGCGGAGCGCCAAGAAATACGCACTTTACTGGGACGGAAATGCAGGTTCCCTATGAGGGAGCTTAAGGGCTACAATAAGGGGGCTAGTTCTCTCATACACAAGGACCGTCTGGAAGAACGCTGGGAACATATTATGGAAACCCCTCTTGAGGATCGGGATCCTAAATGGAAGACGCAGGACCCTTCAAGATATCAAGTGGCCTTTACATACAAGTCTTTAAATAGATTAATCCAAGCCTCATCTGCTGATCAAACTAAAATGGCTATGAAGCTGTGCGCCGATCACGGATTTTTACCCATGCTCACGGTCCATGATGAACTGTGCTTTTCGATCAAGAGCGAGGAAGATGCCAAGAAGATTAAGGATTTGATGGAGAACTGTGTCCCTGATCTTTGCATACCCTCAATCATAGATGTTGGCATGGGCACCGATTGGGGCAATGCCAAATAAGCTTAGGTGATATGCTAAACCACCATTAGTCCTGTTGTTCGGAGCATTGTAAAACGTGTCTCTAACCAACAGGAGACTACTATGTTATACCGAAATAAAATTGACTTTAATATCTTCAAGACTATTGTTAACTTTTTTGAAGAGTGGATGAACGAGAGTTATAAGGCTTGGGTAAAAGCTGGAAAGTATGACTCATTCTAGTTTAGGTACGAAATCAACTCTATCGTCTGACGTAACGTATGCTATGCGGACCCCTAGTTTCTTTTGAGTAGGGGTCCTTACTCTATGTATCCGGGTTTTTCTGGGTCGGCCTTTTGAAGCTCTTTTACCTTCGTGCTTTGCGTCGATCAGTATGAAGTTTCCATCATCATCGATAGCCATAATGTCTACCGGGCCTTGCATGTTTACTACTGGGGTAAAAACGTAATACCCTAAATTTATTAAATGGGCTGCAACTATAGCCTCTGCCCTAGCACCTTTTATATGGTTTTTAAAAGACACTGTTTCCCATTAAAAGGGAACCTTTCCTCTGAACATAAATCTTCTAGGATCATTTCTGTCGTAGTCTACGCCAAAAGTACGCCCATCATTATCTGTCAGATTAAGGCCTCCCCCCGTTACTTGACCGCCTGAATAAATGTCTTGATTGTTTTCAGAAGAGGTTACTTGATCCCTGAACCCGTATCCTTGCGCTTTTAGACCTAACATAAAATCTTCTATGGGTATAGCTGTTGACACGTCACCGCTTACCCCAGCACTATTACCCGTCCAATCATTACCGTAATCTTGATTTCCTGAAGCATAACCTTGGCCTTGAAGTCTGGTATTCTCTGCTAAAGCTTTCATAAGTGCAACTATCCCGCCTTGCATTTCAGACGGGCCTGGTGGGGGTCCCTCCATATCCACATAACCCGATAGTTGGTCAGCCATCTCATCAAAATATTTTTCTTCTCTGGCTACAGATGCTATCGCTTCGGATAAAGATGAAGTATTAGTTCTTTTATCTTGTTCCTCCGCCATTACAAAGGTGCTCCTTGACAACAGTCGCCATCCGCTATGCACTTGCAATCAGCGCACTGGTAATGGCCGTGGACCCAGGTCTTAGGCTTATCGCACCCGCATTTAGGGCAGATTATCCCAAGTACTTCCGTCGAATCGTTTGGACTCGTTTCTGTTTTCATTTCCGACATAGCTACAATGTATCCATCCTGAATTAGGATACTCCTTCTTATAAAACTCTAAAATTAACTGGTCGTAATCTAAATGAGACATCATCCATAAAGCGACCTCCATGTTTGGGACGCCCTTAACCTCAAAATCAACAGCCTGGCCTTTAGTATGCTGAGACCTATCGGAGGACCCAATCTTTCTGTTTAGCTCTAAGCATCTATACCCACTCGACGGGTATATAGGAAGCATGTAGTGGTGTCGTACCGGCTCTAGTATAAGATCGCATAAGACCGTTAAATTGTCTATCTCATCGACACCCGGGTCATTGTCCATGGACAGGCGTGCCGCAGTGTCTGACCGTGTTAGCTCCTCCAAGGTAAAGTGTGGAGAAAGCCGCATTATGGGCTGACTCCAAATAACTTATTCATTTCTATATCCCTCAACACATCTCTTACGGGAGGTTGAGGGGCCATGGGCGGTGGT